GGGTAGTTCCTCATATACCTCCACCTCTGGTTCCCATCCCTCAAGATAATCACGACGAAAAGCGTTCATCGTTGCCTTATCGTTATTTAACTCGGCACGATCCCAGGTCGATCTGTATTCAGGGGGTATCCAATCAGGTGCTGGCATCTATTATTCTCCTTGCGACTTGTCGTAAGCATCATTCATTGCATCTATCTCTTTGGAATTTTGCTGATAAAATATTCGAAATGCTGGGAGATCTGTTCTCTTTATTGCCTCTCCAATATCTAACTCTGTCTGTTTATAAGTTATGGTATTCTTCTTTGCATCATAAACCATCGGATACTTTTTACCTTTTATTGTAGCGAAACCCTTAAAGTATTGCTCAACTTTAGCCGGCTCTGCTGTTCCTTGAAGCGTTACCCACCACGCAGGATTAGGATTATCCGCGGATGGTTTACCACCGTGTTTCTTCCTGTATTCTAACGCTTTGTCCATAAGCTCTGCGTCCGCCAGGAATGAGAAGGGTTGCTTGTCTGACCGCTGGTCTGCATTCCATCTTGCACGTTGCGCTGCATTCTTCATCATTACCACCTCAGTCAGCGAATTCCATTCTTTCAGCGCATGTTGTTCTTCAGGTACATTCTTCATCAGAATCTCGGGGTGTCCTCTGTATGTCTCAGGCTTTCTCTTTAAAGTAGCTTCAGATTCTTTCCAATCCTCACTCCAGTTCTTTGATAACGCTGCATACTTATCTTGATAATCAGGAGATATTTTCTCAGCATCAAAAATATCCATTCCTTCCGTGATTGCCTTATCAACATCACTCAACGTCGCAAACTTACCTTCGGATGCTTTATCTTGAATTTCCCTATACCAATCATCGAAGACATTATCAGCTGTCTCTTGATCTTTTCTTTCCTGACGCTCTAAGAATAGATCCCTTGGACGCCACCTTCTTCTTTCCTCCTCTTCCTCTGCTACTACCGGTGGTACTGGTTCTGGTGTAGGTTCTGGTAACGGTTCAGGTTCTGGTGTTACTTCAGCAAGTGGCAAATCTTCATCTATTCTTTCTCTTTCTAAATCAGCTTCTGATATATCTTCAAGAACAGCTTCTTCTGGTTGAGGTGTAGGTGTAGTAACTTCTTCATCATCATACTGAGGACCTGCAAGCCATTCCCCCAACCCTTGTAGCCTTTCTTTTCGTTGTCTCTTTCTAGCTGCTTTTGATCTTTTCTCTCGAGCTGTTGGTTCCGGCGGAGGTGGTACACCAGGAGCACCAATATCCTCCGCACCAATATCAACGTGTTCCTTCCAACTTGTGTCAGGATCCACTGAACCTTGTGACATCGACATCATCTCAGGCCATAGATTCAAGTACATCTGAGATGATGTGCCAGATGTGAAATCCTTAATTTTCTGTGCCTTCTCAATGGGATCCTCAACACCAGCATATAGTTCTGTTGCCTTCTCGTGTGATCTCTCCCATAACTCATTGCCCTGTATCGATCCTTCTCCACGAAGTTTCAACATATCCTCGATTAAATCTTTAGCCTCAGGTGCTGACTTGATTAATTCCTGAAAGGATGCTGTCTGTTTCTCACCACCACCGTACGCCTGTTGTGCTGTAAGTATGGAGCGAAAAGCACCTTGCTGAGCTAATGGCATACCTTGAATAAACTTCTCACCCTCAACATTAAGTTGTCGTCTTCTTTTTGCAGCAGCACGGGAAGCCAGTTCCTGTGTTCGTGCGCGCATCTCAGGAGGTACACGACGTTTAGCTGGTCGCATACCAGCGTAGATCTCTGCCTGACGCAGACGAATATCCTCAGCAGTTACAGGTTCGATCTCACGCATCATCTGATCCTGTAAAGATTCACGACGTACCTGTAAAGATCCTAATCTTCTTGCTCTCTGAACACGGGTATCAGCAGCCAGTTTTGTTTTGAATAGATCATCAAAATTTGTAGATGCTGCATAATCTGTATTACCCAAATCTAAATCTTTATATAAGGCAGTGAATATCGCTTGATCTCCTTCGAGGCTTCCATCAGCTATGACAGCAGACATTGCTTCTTTAAGCACATCATCGATCGCGACTTTGACCTCCGGGGGTGTAGCTGTCTCTGCTTTCTTCATCGCTGCTTCTAATCTCTCCGTTCCACCCGTAGCTTCATTCATAATTTGAGCAGCATACTGAGTTTTCGCCACATCCCAGTTTCCTCTATTAAGATCAGCTGCTGTTAATCCTGCTTTCGCTGCGATCTTATTGGATATATCATCCCTTATCGCTCCCGTTAAAAAACCTCCTCCCTCTGATATGACCTGATCTCTAAATTTTATCGCAGCATCGACCTTCTGTTGCTTTGAGAGGCCAGCATATAACGCGTCATATCCGGCAAAAGTATCGATGTGATCAGGTAACCGAGCTATATTTGCGTTGCTAATAAAAGGAGCACGATCTCTTGTTGAACCAGCGATGATAGTATCAACCTTTCCAGGTGCGTCAAAATCTCTATCAGCATACTTGTAAGCATCGATCCTCGTCGCTCCTTGCTTGATCTTTATATCAGCGAGTTTAATGTGAGCAGACAGTATCTCCTGTGCAGTCTTCTTTCGACCCTCTCTACCTGCTGCTGCCATCTCCGCCTCTGCTGAGATCTCACGTGCCAGTAGCTCGTTTGTCATCTCCTCATAACGTGCGATCTGAGAATTCACATCATCAATCATCATCCTATATAACTTTAGTTGATCCTGGCTACTCGATATTTCATTGATCGCCAGTTTCATCGCTTCTAGTTCTTTATCACGCTCGATCATCCTGTATCCGGCAAGATAAGAATATCCTCTCGTCGTTGTTTTACCTCTGTATGGCGGCATTACCGTGTCCCCCCAGGAGCCCTTTGACCCCCATATAGAAATTCATACATCATCATTGACTGAGATATATCTTGACCACCAGCAGCTTGCTCACCCATTATGTCTAACATACCTGCTTGAAACTCCTTCTGTGCTCTTGCCTGACCTGCTTGACCTGCAGCTCCTGCAAATCCGGTTGCTGCAGCGAATAGAGATCCGAGTGCCTGCTGTTTTGAAGCCTCAATCTCTCGAGCCTCCTCAGCCTGCATCGCCATAAGCTGTTGCTCCTGTGCAGCGGCTTTCTTAATATCCACCTCTGCCATTTTTGCCAGAGCCGGAGCTGTTGTTTCGGCAACACGTTCTTCAGCACCGAGTTGCATTCTTGATATATCAGCTGGTTGAGCACCAGCACCTCCAGCAGCACCTAATCCATAGAGAAGAGCCTGCCTCTGTTGTGCTCTGACCGGTCCTAATATCTGCTCCTCCATTATAGCTCTTTCCTCATCTGTCAATCCGAGCGTTCCCATCTCCTGCTGACGCTTTAATTTTTGTATTTGCTGACGACGATACTTATCATATTCTGATTCACCCATCGCCTTTTGTATTGCAAATCCTCCTAATCCACCAACGCCGGCACCGATCGCAGTACCGATACCAGGAGCTATAGCTGTTCCGATGGTGGCACCCAAAGCTGCTCCTTGTGCTGTGCTTCCTAATGTTTGATATTGTTTTTTAGTTGCCATAATTTTCCTCTATGTGTAATATGCTTCGAAGCAAACACCCCAGTTTAAAAGAACTGCATTTGCCTCGTTGCACATACCAACCAATCCTATGCTATGATAACCAGCCGCCAAACTTGTGTCCATCCAAAATTCTGAGAGATAGTATCTTGCCATAAAAGGCCTATCAACTTCAGAGTAACATCGAACCGTTGTGTTTGCTGATCTAGAGCCATCAACGTGAATACGAAAATCTGCCCTTGTTAGTGATGTATTAAAAGGTGGAAGGAATGCAGTTCCATAGAACTGAAAGAACACAGTCGCTGCCTCTTCCAGATAAAATGATATAGTGCTATTCGTTACAGGTGTCCAGTTAGGCTCATCAGGATTATTTAACCCTGTGTTCGCGGCTGCTATTCCTGTTGGTGCTTGATGGTTCCTTGCCATAAAGTTCTGACTGCCAACAACACCAGTTACCATCTGCATTTGATTGATGAGCGGTTCGTACTCAGGTTTAACGACGTTGTTTCTTCTTAATTTTGTCGTTGCTGTTGTAACAAAATCACCAGCAACTATATCTTGCGCGAGATACTTTGTTAAAGCATTTAGATTTTCTTGAATATCTGCTGCTGTAATTACAGTTCCGTCTGAGAATGTATTTGGTGTTGTATATGCCATTATGATGCATTCCTCATTACTATCGCGCCGTAATTACCGTAGTGTATCCACACCCTGTTACCTGCAGCACCATTACCGTTTGCTATCTCGAACCCTCGTCGAGGATCTGAGAATACCGAACTAGCGTGTGCCCCTTGTAAGTCATACGGTCCAGTTAGAAAAAATCCTATTCGACCAATAGTAAATTCTGTTGGGTTCTTAAGAGTTAGGTGTCCGTGACAGCGAAGGAAGTGGTAGTTGATACCAGCAGTTCTCGGACCTTGGATCCCCATTACAGCCAGGCCATCATCAAAGTAGTCATTGGCAGGTTCGTCAGCGTAAGCTATCTCAACAGTTTCACCATCTGTTGTTGATGTGTTATACTCAGGGCCACGTATTCCATACTGCAGGAAGTCGCACCTATTTGGAAAAACAAGCCAATCAGCACTACCAGGTGCTTGATACGCAGGAAAGATGATGAAACAGTATCCTGAAGTTGTCGCGTCATCTCTCAGCGGGCTATATACCAGATCGTTCTGAGTGTAGGCAAATGAGAAGTGAAGCCTTAGAACGTCAGTGTTTGTGATCACAACTCCATCACCACTCCAACCAAAATCTAAATATTCCGAGCCACCCGCACCGGTTTCATCCAAAAATTTTATGCTATCTTGACCTGATGTTCTATCATCCCTTGTGTAAAGTGTGTATAAGGTGTTGCCTGCATTACTGTACTCATATTCTACATCTTTTATGTTTATCGCACCGGTGATGTTCCTTCTATCAATACCTTCATCCCTAATATTCTCAGATCTGAGAGCAGCAGTTGCTGTTTGCACATCTGAAAATTTTGTGTTCATATCAGCGGTAACGATGGTGCTGTTATAACTTCCTTGAAAGCTGTCGTTTGTAATCTTACTCATATCACCTATACCTATTTATTGCTGTCATATTTCCACCACTCCAATATGCATAATGATTATCTAAAGGCCAGCCGGTACTTGCACTGGTTCGGGTTCTTCTCCCGGTAAATTTCCACCTGATACCCAAAGACGACGTTCCTGCCTGCACAGGTATCGCGGCACACATATATAAATTTTGAATGTGATAAGATTGTCGTTGAGTGGCGGCTATGACGCTTCCATTATGTGTTAGCTGCATCTGTATAAATCCGTAACACTGATTATCGACAAGGGCATTGGATGCCAGTGTGGCTGCTCCTCCAAGAGCCGGTGTGTTTATCCAGTAGTAACACGAGAATTCCACGATAAGCATTCCTTCCTTTATAGTGGTGATCTCTAATGTTCGATCAGATGTGTAAAATCCTGAGCTGTATGTTTCATACGTCTGACCACACATCGTATCCCTGTAGTATGCAGGACCTGAAGCAAAAGTTTGAGACGTAACATCCTCATCCATCTTAAAATACTTTTGATACACCGATGTAAATGACTGAACGTCAAAATCATCACCATCGATGGATTGTTCAGGTACGTTCTCTCGGTCAAGATCTCCGTTGATCATTCCTTTTAAGCTATCATACTGAAGATCAAAATCACGTGGTTCGATAATGTTATCTGTTAGTAAATATCCTTGCTTTGGCTTCTTGATTGGCATTATCTTTTCCCCACTCTTGTTTTCATAGCATCAACATTATACTCTAAACTATATCCGAGAAACTGCACATCCTTATCTGTCTCAAATTCAAATGAGAAGTAGGATAACTTCTTATTCGCTATCGGAATTCTAACAAGACAGAGATGCGACTTCTGCCATTCAGTTGTTCCCCATAGTGAAGTTGCCGCGTCATACACTGCCTGATCAGCATCCTCAGGTCGTTGAAGTTTTACAGCAGCAGCAGATGTTGATGTTGATGTGTTTCTGTTAGAGAAGTATGTGACAGTTACAGTGTTATCACCTTGCGTCAGAACGTAAAGGTAAAGATACTTGATGATCTTCTTTACCGGGCCGTATCCAAAGTCGTGCTCAATACTTTTGAACTTACTCGTTAGTGTCGTGGTGTCGAGACTGTATTCATCGGATCCAGCATCATATGTTACTCCTGTCTCTCTCGCACGAGAGATATAAAATAACCCCTTCTCAGTAGTTGTATTATCGTGTGTACCATAGATGAACTCCTCGTTATTATCGGTAGTTATACAGTTTACCTTAAAGTCAGAGCTTCTCTGTGACCACGAGGACCTATCTAAGTGAAACACAAGGCCTAACTCATTCTCAGTTGAACCATCGAAAGGGAAGTAGAAGTGTGCCTCTCTCCATTTTTGAGAGTAGGCTGCACAGCACTTACTGAGCATATTCTTATTTGCCCGCTCCAGTGTTCTCTCAATCTGTCCTGACATCTTCTGAATGTTGAGATTTGATCCAGTGCTCCCGACTGTTCCTTTAAGCAGGTATATACCATCCATCGACATAAACATCATTCCTAACATTGGCACATCACAAACTGCTAATTTTGAAACGCACCCGATGCCACTTATGAATGGGGTGAGATGAAATCCGTCTATCGAATTACCTGATATAACATCTATTCCATTTTGCCTGAAGACGATGAGATTATCAAAGAATGTCCTTAACGCTGTTATATCTCCAGAGTTTGTCGCACCTGCACCGAAGTAATCTAATGCCTGATACTGACAAGGCCTTCCAGCTAAGGAGTAGTAGAGGCGACCGCCACTGTTTATAAACAGACAGTTCTTGAATGTTGCCATTATCGAGGGATTTGCTGGGATAATAGTGCTCTGATCCTCTGATGGTGCTAACGCTCCTAACCTTGTGTCGCTCACCATATCAAAGAATGTTGTCTCATAGTTATTGCTTATCTGACCGACGAAGTAATACAAGGCACTGACACCCCCAGCACCATTTGACATATTACCTGTTCGATATATCCTTCGTGCGACGATACCCTCAGCATCCTCACCTGTTGGTACATCAGTTAAGTAAATTCCTTGTCGCTTATCTGTATCCCCTGTCTCCCAAAAAACAGTTGTGCTCTTAGGTGATATAGGCCCTTCACTTCCATCTGCTTTGACGAATGTTACCTTATACCGATATGTGTTATCCTCACCATTAGTTCTACTTCCAAGTCCCCAACTCTCTGTTAGATCAACACGAAAGTGTTGCTGAGAAGCTGATGCAACATCACCATCTCCTGAAGCTGGTGGATACTTTCTCACAGGTATTACTGTAGAAGGATTATCCTCATCATTTATCTCAGTGTCATAACTAACAGGTAAAGGTTCAGGTGCACTGGGCACACTTGCGAATCCTAAACGAATAGCTTTGATGCCATCAAATTTTATCGGTTCATCCGATCCATTTCCTATGATCAGGTATTTTCCAAAAGGTTCGTATGTGCTAGCCAAAAAATTTACAGCAGGTGTTTGACGAACGTTATCAAGTGTTACTGATGACGGGCCATTCCCGATGTAATACCGTAGTGATAATACATTCGATCCTAAGTTATCCTCGTATAGTAGAAATGTTTTCGCACCGTTGTGTGTGCTCCAGTTAAATACTGAGAAGACATTTCCACTGAAGGGTGTGAAAGAGGATGCACCATCCATCGCTTTGATGCTCTCAAAACCTATTCGACTATCCCACCCATTGTTCCATTTCGAGACAGTGAAGTTCTCTATAAGCGTGCAACCATCCGGCTTTTGAGGGATGGTTTCGCTCATACCGTATATCGGTTGTACCAGAGTTCTCGCTTCAGTTCTCATCTAAGTTACCCGTGTAATTTTTACCATTCTTCTTCGTGTATATCCACCTGTTGCCTTGAAAGGTGCCTTAACGTGAAGTTGAGTTTTGTTCTGAAGATACCTGTTCTCAATCTTTAGCAACTCCTTCTGTGCCTTCTTCTCATACACAGTTCCTTGATTTAGATCACCGTGCTTTAAGAAGAGCTCTGATATCGCGACATAACAGAGATACAGATGTGTATCCTTCGGCATCATCGGAACGTCATCGTCATCTAACATAGTTAAAGGTCGATACTGATACCTGAGATGCAGGTCGTAGTTATCATCCTGACGTGGGAATAATCTGATACGAGGATATATACCATCAGAATTTCTATCCAACACAGGCCGTGATGTCTTATCACTTTCTGAGATTGAGCAACCTGTCGTTGCAAGGGATGTTGCAGTGGATGATTCTTCTACATCAACAGTTCCGGTGGATAGTTGATAGTGTTTGTTGCTGTCAGGTTGCCTGATCCATATCCTCTTATTTAATCCTGTTCGTCTATTCCAGGGTGCAGCTTGATCTGTAACTTCAAGATCCACAACAGTCATTGACTGTCCAGCTGTGAACGTGGCATCTCCTGTGTATATCGGTGCTGACTGAGGTTTAACGATCTCTGCGTCCCACGGGCCTACAGGGCTAAAACTATATGCTGCTCCATATGTTCCAGTTTTCGGTACCCCAGTTGCTAAGCCACCTATTGATATTGATGGTGTTCTCTTAGGGCCTTGTATCATTAACGGTTCGATGTGTATATACTCAGTTGGTCGTGCAACAAGATCCAGATTAAGACTGAGGTTCTCATCATAAAATTTTGAGAGGCTCTCGAAAGGTTGTCTAAAATTATTATTCAAACCTCTCATCCCGACTGAAAGCACCTCCAAGCAATCACCGGGCAGTGTTACCTTCCTGTGCTTGACTGTGATAGCTGAGCTGGTATTAGAACTCGGACCATCCACCATATAAGCGTCTGTGTTATAGTACCTTGGATCAAAGTCAGGATCTCTTAAATACAGATATGTTGCACCACCAGCCTCATATCTCGACACAACAATAAATTCTTTATTTGCAGGATATACGGTTCCATTGCTATCACCGGTAAAACTCTCTGTGATCTGCACGACCATCTCAAAATTTATCCAGTTAGCAATGAGAGATGATACTTTAACAGCACCGTTATAAACTCCACTCCCACTCTGAATCTCTGCTTGAGAAGATGTGAATGTTACATCTTTCTTTACTGATAGACGAACGTTCTTTTGCGCATACTCCCAAGGTCGCTCCATAAAGTGCATCAACAGAACCTGATTGATGACGTCATTTACTTCATTCTTATACGCCGTAACATCCGGATTGTAATCCAGAATGTTTGACACATAATCTCTAATATCTTTTAGGTTCATACACTCCTCCTTAAAACAGATAAACGACTGACACCCTCAATGAGGATGCCAGCCTTAACTTCAAGAGATGTCTATAATCCTTGCCCAAGAACGATAACTGTGCTTACATTACCTGTGTGTGCTTCACAAGCAATAGCGCAGTGCTGTTGCATTTCTGTAGCACCGTCAGCAATATCCTGAAGACGAGCAGCAGTTCCACCAATGACTAACATTTTACCAACAGCAGAAGCCGCAGTGTTAGCTTCAGCAAGGCCTGCAGTTACAACATCGATAAACTCACCAGCAGCAGAAGCAGTTGTGAGAGCGATACCAATGAAACACGAATCTGCTGGTGTACCAGTATCTGCTTTAACAACAACCATTGCCTTATCACCATCATCAGATTGAGATAGATCAAGAGAGACAGCATCCTTTGCGGTGATTGCCTCACCTGCTCTGAACCTCATAACTGTTCGTCTTGCTGATTGAGTAATACCGGCTTCACCAACACTGCTTTCATCAGCACCATAAAGTCTTTGAATTAAATTTGAACTTGACATAATATATTATCCTCCTATATTAAGCGTCATTAGCAGTGGCCCAAACGATCAGACCGGAAGAAGCGAGATGATGAGCAACGATCTGACATCTGTTAAGAATGTAAGCGTAACGAGATGCGTATCCAGTTGCATCCTGAAAATCAGTCATCTCAAAGTTAGCGTTCTTATCAAAGACCAGATTAAACATATCGGTGTTCAGACACATTGCAGCGATGTAGTTAGTTCCTGCATCAGATCTAACCTGTGTCAGAACTGGTGAAGCGATAACTTTAGCGCCGTGAAATGCGAGCGAGAGAACGCCGCCATCAAGTGTTTTTTCACTAATAAATCTTTGCTGAGAGTAAAGAGTGCTCTTATACGCTTTAAAAAATTCGTTAGAACAAAGAATGAGATTAGGTGCCTTGCCATCAGGAGATCTCTGTTGACATGCAACATAGACGTTTGTGAGAGCAGAAACAACGATGTTAGATGCCATACCTGACCATAGAGCACTGATAGAAACATCATACTGATTCTGATAGTCGTCTGGAAAAGATGACTTAGCGATACCACCGACTGTATTTGTCTGTGATCCGAATGCCAAGCCTTCCAAAAGACCAGTTGAGAGACCAGATGTAGTTGTTCCATTAAGTGAACCAAGATCGGTGAGAACTGTAGAAGTTCCAGCAACGAGCTGTAATTCTGCTTCGCGTCTGAACTGCTGCATCACACTTTTCAGTCGTGCTTCTGCAATAGATACTATCGCACGAGGACCAGAGTTAGACCGTTCCTCCTTCCAGGTAAGAATTATTGGGATCGCAGAATCTGCCCACTCATAATTTGCTGTCCTGAGAACGTCAGCTGAGCTAAGATTGATGGCTTCATAGCCACTTGAGAGTTGAGTTATCGATGAATGATCGGCAAGGCCGAGCGGCAAGGAGATTTTTTGTCCCCCATCTTCTTCCTTTACTCCGCCAGCACTTTTAATTTCGTCCAGAAGAGGAACTGACTTGTAAAGGTTGTTGACCATATCATCTTTTAAGATCCTTAAAGTCGAACTTAGGATCGCATTTGAGATTGCCATTTTTATTTTTCCTTATTAAAAAATATTCTATAAAATTTTGCTTGATCAGTTATCCCCAACGGGGGTCCGACTAAAAACCTTGCCAGGCGGTGGTCATTTAGATTTTTTGTTAGCTTCTATCCATTTATATATAGCGTAACTTCCTTGTTTTTTAATCATTTCCGGAATATTTTTACGAGAACCTCTTGAGGAGCCTCCAACTTTTAATCCATATTCCCTTGCGGCGGACTTGTAAGTTGAGAGTTCTTCCTCCAAAGCTTTCGCTTTTGTGTTCTCGTGTCTTCCTTTAACGATATAGTAAGCGTTCTGTAGGGATAGGTTCTCATTCGCGATGAGCATCTTCCCTATCTCCTGTTTGTGTGTGTCAAGATCCGGATTTGCTGACTTAAATCTGTCAAGCTCGATCTGACTTTGTTGCAACTCATACTCATCTCTGAGTGGAGTGATCATCTCGCGTAGTCTCACTGCAACTTCCTTCTCTATCCTTTGCTCTATGGATTTTTCATCCCACGCGTCAAATATAACTTCTTTGTTTGCCTTCGCGTCAATGTTCTTTGCAAAGTCAGAGTTCAGTAAAGTTTTTCTCTCTGCATCCAGTGATTTTCTCATTCGAGATATCTCTTGAGTTTTTCTTGTGTAATCCTTACGAAGGTTAGCGATCAACTTTTGTGCGTCCGAAGGTAGATCTGAGAGTATCTGTTCGTAGTTCAGCCCTTTGTGCTCATCTTGATAGATGTCTCCTCTTAATTTTGCCTCCGCAAGTTCCTTGATCGAAAACTCATCACGTGCTTCTTTCCTTGCTTTTGCCTCCTCCTGTTCCATCAACATCTTATTCGATGCTGTTGGTTCAATATCTTTCTCGATCATTGTACGTGCTGCTGCTAAGGCAGATTCAATGTTATCGGATCGTTCTTTTCCAGGTGGTGATGCAATCTCAGTTGTCTGAGTTGTTGCTGTAGCTTCTGTCATTATTTCTCCTTATCTTTTGTATGACGAATGTGGGTTACCTTGTACCCTTGTCTTAAATAATTCTTCTAATTCTGCTGGTGGTGCTCCAGGTGTCTCAACGACCTCCTCAATAGCGACCTCCTCAGGTGGTGCCGCACCGCTTACCTGCTTGAGAAAGCTCTTGAAGATGGAGTTCCCAATCAATGCATCAAGAATTCCCGCTGTCTCTATCATTGCTCGATCATCCACGAGAGCCTCAAGTGCTGGTACATCCTCAGGATCAAGTCCAGCATCGGATCCAGCCTGAATGATCATTGAGATAGCAGTCGTTAGTTCTGTTGGAAATTCCTCAAGATCAGCCTCGACTGCAGGAACGAGCGGTGCCTCCGGATCGAATAGGGGTAGTATATCATTCACACTATCAATGAGCGTGTTTATCTCTTTCATTGAGAAATCACCAACAGGATTTGCAGCAGCGAATGCGGCTGCAGCAGCCTGATCAGCTTCCACATTTGCAGCGGCCAGTTCAGCCTCAGGTAAAGCGGGCGGTGCTGCTCCAGGTGTGGGTGCCATACTGCCAGCGACCGGTGTCTCAATATCTATCTCTTCCAAAAATCTATCTCTAAGTGCCATAATATTATCCTTTTATTGATTTGTCAAGTAAACCTTTTTCCTGAAGGCGTTCAACGGAGTATGTCTCTGCTATCGCTCTTCCCTTACCCTCTTTATCGTCTCCATATTTTTTTATGTTAGCGTTGTATGTTTCCATATCTTTCAGATGTTCTTTGTGATCATCCTCACTCTTATCTATCACGTTTGTTATAACACTTTCATTGTAATTCGACACACGAACTAATCCTTTTGCCTCACATAATTTATCTTCCACAGCAGGTGATGCGACATGTCGACCTAACGCTTCTGAGTAATATCCATTCACACCGTACCTACCAGTCATATCACCCCACCTGCTCGGTGTGAATGCGAATATAGATGTCTGCTTTTGAAGCTTCTCACTGCAGTGCCCACATAGATGCTCCTCCTTACTTTCCTCGAATGATTGTAGGTATTCCCAATCTGCGTCGCAGCCATAACAATGAAAACAGTAAAGTGGCATATTATCCTGTAGGTAAAAACGGTGCTATTTTTTCAGGGCTTGCACCCATCACAGCGGATTGAAGAGGTGTCTCAGTTTCCATTTGTATCCCAGATAAACGACCTTTTCCTTCCTCGAGGATCACCTCCACGAAATCCTCTGGGAGGTTAAGAACCCTGACGACCTCCTTGAGAAGTTTATCAGGTGGAACACCCAATGCTGTAAGTGTGGGAATGTTCTCGAGAAGTTGTCGTTTAGCGATGCTCTCGCTCATCGGTGTGCTTGACTGATCTGAAGCGAAGAACTCAAAATCCCCTCTTAGATCATCCGCCTTGACGATCTCAGCACTTCCCTCAAGATTAATTATGCTTGGTACCTCCTCCTCGATGAATGTCGCGAGACAGCAGAGATATATCTTTGCGAGCAGCTCTATCGCGTAATCACGTTCTCGAGCGAGACGACCTATCTCACTTGCTGAGTAGGCTGCCAGTGCTGCGATCTCACTTGCTGTTGCCTTTGTCGCAGTTCCACGGGTGAAAGGTGCGAGGATGCTTCCGGTATCTAGATCTCCCTTGACATCCTGATAGTATTTCGATAACTCAGGAGGCATAGGATTATGTGGGAAAGCACGGATGATGCCATCAAGGTTATCCTCTGCAACCTCAACGAATAATCCATCTATACCACTTGTTACCTGTGCCATGCTCTCCTCATCGAACACACCGCTCTTCACGATGTACTGACGGGATGCCTTACGAACTGCGTTTGCCTGAAAGCTTCTTATGATGTTGATCTCAAATAGTTGGTCATAAACACGTCGGACAGCTGAGTATCCATCCATCGGCTTACTTGGTATCCTATTAAAGTAAAGCGGAACGATAGGTGCCACGGGCTTACCAGAGGCGTCTCTGAATGGTACGTATCCTTGCTCTAAGATCTTATTCTCACGTTGCAGGTGTGGGCAGTAGAAGCAGAGGTAATCATCGTCGATGGAGTATAACTCAAAGATCAGAACGTGATCATCAAGTGTTGATCCTCCTACACTGTTATCCTCACCTGCTATGGGATCGAAGAAATCATCCTTACGTTCTCCCTCAAATTTAGCGCTCCACTTGCTCTTCGCCTCATCAAGTGGCATCCAGTACTTATGACCCATGTAACGTTGCCGATCCCAACTGGGAGCATCACGATCAACGATGATCTCCCAAGGTGCGACAGCGACAGGAATTATTCGATCGTATAACTGAACATCATCCTGAGGAACTAACTTGAAGAATGCCATAGGATATATCAATGCCATACGTGCTGCATTCTCTATCGCTTGTCGTGCTCTGAGAAGGAAGTTATTCACGACTGCCTTGCTCTTCTCCCTGTTCCCCATATTACGAATGCCCTTCTTGAGCACGATCGCTGGGTTCTTAGAGAATAGGGAGGCGATGTATGATTCGACGTATCCGTATCCCTCAGCCGTCTGAATGCTTATCATATTATTTTCGGCTGTTCCGTATCCACCTATGGAGTATCCTTGCTGCCAGAATCTACACTCATAAACATTCTTGAAACGTCGGAGGTCAGATCTCTGTTTCTCCCAATACCGATCGTGATTACCAAGAATTAACTCGATATCCTTCTGCTTGTATCCCATTAGTATGTTCCCCTTCCTTTTGTTGAACCATTGATATTCCACGGTAAAGCACGTGCAGCCATTGCAGATCTTTTCTTTTTCTTCCAATCATTAAAAATATCAGTATGCACGTAGGTTTCCAGATCTAATGGTATATCCTTGATCGCGTAATATGCCAGACACATCGACACGACAATATCGTCGTGCCCTCCCACCGGATGACAAGGACGATCATTATCATAATATATATTCGAGAGTTGCGTAATTACCATCTTATTTAATTTGAACAGTAGATTATCAGATATTATATCCCTGAGTGTCTCGAATAGTAAAGGCCTTGTTTTCTTAGTTGTAACAAAATGTTTTCCTTTAGGGCACTTCCATAATTTTCGGTAACCTAGATCCTTAAGTTTCCATAGAATTACCTGCCCGACGCTATTGCTCTCAACTATCACCTTGGCCTCGTTCCACTCCCACGCTATATCAACGAGCGTCTCTGTGAATTTTATCGGTTCTGTCTCATTACACCAATACTGTGCAACGACCTGCCGTGAGTTGATGTCTATGACGCTGATCGCGCTATAGTCAAGGCCAACACCTGTAGAGGGATCAACACCTATTATGTACGCACCACGGGGATCAACGTTCTCGTATCGCTTATACTTGCTTACAGAGTTTGGGGTAACCTCTATTCTCTCCAGTGATGTGTGGCAGAAGTAGGGTCGACCTGAGGAACGGAATGCCTCTTCTATTGACGATGGATACTCCCTCATAAATTTCTGTTTTCCAAGCGTGGTTATCTGCTTACGACGCCAGTACATCTGCTCAATAGTGAGGTCATACTCCATCATGAAGTCCTTCTCACCCTCACGTAACTGAAAGGTAGGAGGGCATTTCTGCTTGTAGTCGGGATGCTGGTACCAAGGGTAGAATAAAACTAACCACTCGCTGTGGCCATACTGGGCTCGTTCATTGATGTTATCGAACACCAGGTCGCTGAACTTATCACCTAGTATGTTAGGAGTGCTCTCTATTATGATCTGATTACCACCAACAGTGGCCATTATCGTGGATAGAAATTCCTCTTGGTTATCGTAGAAGGCGAACTCTGAGAGGTGTGCAGCGTCAAGTTGAAAGGATCGTGTACCTGTCTTGGCGCCTGCTGTGAAACTCTTTAGGGATGCCTGGGTATCCTTGAAGATCATCTCACCCTGGGAGTTCTTAAGAAGGGTGCGTTTCATACCACGTGGTAGGTTGTCATTGAATACCCGATCCATCTTCGACACATTGTATGACGCGTCACGTGTGTGTGCGACGCAACCGTAACTCTTCGGTTCGTCGTCGTAATAGGATTGGTAGAACATCCATGCACGCACCATCGTGGATATTCCCATCTGCCGTGCCTTAACTATGATTATCTTATCGTACTTCTGAAGTTTATCAAGCAGGTCGGCTTGCACCTCAAATGGATCGAAGAAGTCAAGTCGTTGGCTTTTCTTCTTGTAGATCGTTAAGAGGCGGATGAAGGTATCAAGGGGGAGAACGTCGCGTTTGGCGTTCGCCGAGGCTCCGCTTCTAATTTTCACGCTTTCTCTTTATCTCAGCGAGGCGTGCCACGAACGCGTTGTTCTCAGCAGCATCCTCTCTCTCTGCTTGTAGCTCTGCCATATCCTTCATTGCCAGCACCAGTCGAGAGAGATCTTGGATCTTAAGCTGGGAAAGCATCTCTGGGTGATCGATGAAATGAAGGAAGTATAACTCCAACTGCGCCCAAAGGACGTCATTTAATTTATGATCGCGCACTGCCTGTTTAAGCCGCCTTAATACGTGCAGTTGGGTGAAACGAACCTTATTGGCCATAATAAAATCTCCATTGATGTATGATTATATATATCAATGGAGAGAAGTTTAATCTATATTTTCCCCCTACCCTCTCTATAGCGGTAAAGTTACGGTCCACCTACCCTCTATAGCGGTAAAGTTAGCGTTCGCTAGCGGAGCTCCGCTTCTACGGGGGCACTTGCATACGCTTAAGAACCTCAGTGAGTGTCTTACCCATCTGCTCCTGTAGTCGTAACCAATGGATGCCCACTCTCATCTCAGTTCGCTGTGCCTGAGTTAGGGTGCGATCTGCGATGAGGCGAACCTCCAGCTTATAGATGAGCAGATCGATCGTGTCTATGGCGATCTTCTTCATCGATCCTAGCGTTCGTCAAGCGAAGCTTTCCTTCGCTTCAATCTGTATGTGATCGTGATGATGTTGATGATCTTTGGTTTCGATCCACGCTGTGTGTGCACTACCTCACCAATCTCCCATCCTAATATGCGGATGGCATCGAACACCCCATCAAGGTATGCTTGATATGCCAGTGTGTCACCCTTCCACGTCTTCCAGTTAAATACAAGTTTCTTTTCCATTATCTCCTCCAAATATCTGTGTATACATCGCTGTCTTTGTTCCAGAAGAACCAAGGCATCCTATGCTGAAGTTCAAGGCGCGTATCCATCATCCAATCACGACGCTCGAGTGATCGATGGAAGTTCCTTGCCCAATGCCTACTGCGGTAGTCAATGATGCCATCATCTATAACATAGGCATTGAAATGGCCGATCGATGTATCGTATTTCTGCCACCATGTGCTGTATGTGAAGTTATCATCGAAGCGTTCGAGGTATGTATCCAACCAGGGGTATGGTGATCCGACCTGTGTGCCCCAATCAGCTGATTGTATGTGCTCGACCACCTCGTGGAATATACCACAAGAGTAGCGAGGTAGTGTATCACCGATGTGCACGTTCTTGATGTTGAACTCATCACATAATCTCTGAAGAATTCTAAGTGAGAGTTTATTCTTCTCATCGACGTAGATATCAGAGTTAGGGAAGTTGTGTGCCATGTAGAGTGATGATAGCCCTATACCGCAGCCAACATCGAGTATCGTGCGAGGTGTGTATCCAAGATGATTGAAGTACATAATGTTCTTGCGTACCACACCCGTTTGGCGAAGGGTGTCCTTCTTAGAGTTGGTGATCTGTGCAGTTACGTGTATGGCGCATGATACCGTTTCGAAGATGTAATAGGGATCATCGTAGATACGTGTGTCGTGATGTGTGTGCCACTCCTTGAGGAGACGCCTGAGTATGGGGGAGCACCTATCACCAAGCATGCTCAGTTCCCTCTCACTGAAGGTATCCTTCATCTCATCACGTATTATCACGAGTAGTCGATCCCTTGTGAGATCCTTTAGCTCAGGTAGCCAGTGGTGGGCTCCTATTGTGCGGCGGTATTTACCATTTTGGTGGTGCTCAACGAGGTCACCATCCACATCCCATTGTGGAAAGCGATAGTTCTTTGTTACCCGATGGGATGTGGGAACATTGTTCTGATAGGGGAAGTATATATTCATCTTAAATCTCCACGCCTACTTCGATATCTATAATCATACCAGCATCTCCTTCTGATTCTCCCCCAAACCAGTAATCATCATACTTTTGCACAGTGGTAATCACATCAACGATGTTCTGTGTTTTAAGAATCCACACCCCAGCCATCCCTTCTGAAGGATAGGCTGATGTGATCACAAACGTTATATTATGGCGTCCTGACAGAATATCATATATAAAGATATCTTCGAAGTCTTCCTGAAGATTCTTGAGGAAGTATATTGTTTTTTCTACTGGCATTATTATCTCCTTTGTTATTGTTATTGTTCTTCTCTATTATTATACCATAGGTGTGAAGGTGTTGCACGAGTTAGATCATATTATCTCTATACACCCATACCCTCTATAGCGGGTCACTTACGCGTTTATTTCACTCCGAGGGGGGGGAGGGCTGCATATCCTGATCGACTGCAGCCATTACCTTCTTGTTCCTTACTCATTTTATCTCCTTAGTGGGGGTTCCTATGTGGCGTTCGTCGAAAGAAGGATCTTCCTCCTTCGCTTCTATTATACCACCATATACATAGGATTACACGACTTAAAAAAACTATTTTGTTTTGTAAAAGTGGCCAATAGAGGGGCTCCAGGGACGAGGGCTATCGTGAGAGATGAGGAGGACGTCGACATCGTAGAACCCGTGTAATCCGTGCCACCCCGTGTGCTCCGAGATCTCCTCTTCGATCTCGCGGTATATCCACATAGATATTCATCCACGTATCCATACGTAAACAGTGAGAATACACCACGTAATAACCGCGATGCACCCTCACCATTGCATACACATAAGGATGGAATATCTACCAGTCGATTGAGATACCGAACGTATACTCATTATCCGCGGTCACATCTTCATCCACGATAATCTCATCAGGCTCATCATCAAGGAGGCCCAAGATGTAATGATCCATATCGTTTCTATCCATTGCGATAATCTCCATGCCGTATCCGTCGTATACGTTAACGAGGTAGATATTATCATCATCAATATTGGGATAACTTTGTTTGTTTATGTTTGTTGGCATTGTTTAATCCATTGTTGATGGAGGGTGATG